CGCCGCCCATGCCGTTGGGGACGAACTTCCAGTGTAGAGGATCGGCGAAGACCTGAACGGGCTTGCCGTCAGGCCCGATAGAGTATTCGTTGCCGCTGTTGTCCTGGAAATAATGCGGCGCCGTCGCTTCGGGATTATTGCGCTTGTAGTCATAGAGCGCGATCTGATCCTGGAACTGCTGCTGGCGCTGTTGCTCGGCAAGAGCGATCCGCTGCTTGAGCGTCTGCGCGTCCTGAAGGCCGTTGATGATGTTGCCTGATACCCCCGGCGATCTGCGGGCCATGAAGCCAGCGACTGCCGCGAGGAGCGCATTGCGCCAGCTTTGGTCGCCACCGCCGAACATGCCCGCGCTCTTGGTCGGGGCATATGACTCGAACGGCTGCGGCTGAGTGAAGATCGGGTCCATTTATGCGAGACTCCCCAGCGCGGCGTAATTAACGCCCGCATATTCGCCCAAATAATTCGGCACGAACGCCCACGGACGCAGCTTCTCGACCTCATCGGCCATCACGCCGCGATTCACTGTTTCATCGGGATCGAACTTGAAGACGAACTCGTAGATGCCGAGCCCGTCTTTGGCTTCGCCCACCTTGCGGATGTTCTTCTTGGTGCGCCGATCCGACAGACCGAAGCCGGGAATGAATGGCAGCGCCATTGCCCCGGCGCTTAGAAGGTCCGTGCCCCAGCCGCCGGGCTGCGTGCCCGTGGTCTTGCCATAGCCGCCCAAGAGCGAGCCGATGGTGCCGAGGCTGCTGGAGCCATAATACGGAAGCTGACCGGCGAGCTGCGTTGCGCCGAGCAACGGCGTGTATCCCGCCATCTGCGCCGAGGTGTATCCGGGCAGGAGGCTGGCGGCCTCGTTCTGGTAGTTCTGGAACAAGACCTGGTTAGCCGCCTGATCGACGCCCCTCGCCAGGTCCGTGGCGTGGTTTCCGCTTCCGGTCCTTCCGGCCGAGGAAAATGCGGAATTGACCGCGTTTCCCGCCTGCTGACCCGCGAACTGCGCCATCGCCTGCGTGTACGGGTTGGAGTTGAGATATTTGCCGCCGAGCGTCGAGTCGATGTAGCCGTAACCGGGTTGCAGGTTCTTGCCGGTCTGATCGATCGACCGCTGGATGCCAGGGATGATCGAGCCCGTGAGCTGGCTCTGCAAAGCCTGTAGCTGTGGCTGGTTCTGGTTGTAGGTGTTCATGACGGCATTTGCGCCGCCCTGGATGATCGGCACTGCCCACGTTGGCGGTGAGACGGTGCTGCTAGTTTTCGTTGACTTCTTGCCTATGGCACACCTTCCCCGGCGGGTTGGCCCCGCTCTAGTTTCCGTTCGAACAGCCAGTGATCTTCAACCGACTGCAATTGCGCCCACCCGTGAGGCCGGAGAGCCTTCGCCCATCCTGCCCGCCCAATCGCGACCATGCGCGCGGCTCCCGCCTGCGACGCTGCCGCCCCAATCACTTTGTCCAATTCACCGATCCAGCGGCGATAATCGCTCCCGCCGACCAGCTTCACCTCGACGAGCTTTTCGCCTTCGCGTTCACCGAGCCACGCCGTTGCGCAGGCCAGCAATTCGTCCCCGTCGAGCACCACGTAAAGGGCTTCGTCGGGCTCAATTACGGACTCGAAACGCCCCCTTTGACGTGCGGGCTCGAGCAATGCTTCGGCTTCCGGCCACCGATCCCATTTGAGCGGATCGGCAACCGCGCCGACAATCACGCCCCGATGACGCCTGTAGTAATCAGCGCGTCCTTCAGCGCTTTTTGACCCCGACTGAAGTTCTGCAAGGCGTTGGCAATCGCCTGAACCTCGGCCTGCGTCGGCGGATTGCTGATCGTTGGGGCCGTGTAAGTTGCGTGCGCCGTTTTCTCCGCCGTGCCCGTGTCAGCGGTCCAGCCCGTCTGGCGCGCGCCAACGACCTGGAGACCGCCAACCTCGAACACGCCGCTGACGTTGACATTGCCGGTAACGTCGAAATTGCGATCCGATGTGAGCGTTAGTTGGTCCGAACTGAGATCAAGCGCGTCGGTTTTCCTCAGCGCCGTATTCACTGCCTTGGCGTTCTGCCGTGGATCGGAAAGATGCGAGACGCGAAGGGCAGTCATCGGCCGTCACCCGCCTCGAACTCGATCTCACAGCCCTGGATGAAGCTCCAATCCGTTCCCGCAGGAATCGTCACTGTGAGATTGTTGTATCTACCGTTGGCGCGGATCGGCAGCTTGCCGTTGCTCCGCATTGAAGCAGCCGAGGTGACTGACTCGACATCGCCGACCCGCATTCGCGCATCGATCGTCGCCGAGGCCGTGGTGGTGTCCGACACCAGCCTGATCGAACGGATTCTCGACCGCTTCCCTGGTGTCGGTTCGATGTTGTCGAGCCTTAATGTGGGTTCTAGGCTGTCGCCGGTAAGCGCGTTGACCGCGTTATCACCATCGACAATGAGCAGGATCGGGTTTCCACCCTGCAATGAGGGGTCGTCAAGGCTGACCGGAAGCAAATCGATGCCGCCCGGATAAACAGCGTCCAGGGCATCGAGCGGCGTTCCCGACGTGTAGCCGGCGAACAAACCGCTGACGCTGATCTCAAATGTCGTCGCCCGCTTCAACACCCAGTTATAGGCGATGATCTTGCCGGGCGTTCCGGGCATGGCCCACAGCACAACGCTGTTCCTCGGATCGATCGCCGACCAGATATTGGCAATGTCAGAGCGGGAATATGTGCTGAAGAACCAACGGTTGAACTTCTCATCGGCGATTGGAACGACTTCGTTCCCGTCGCACATCATGAAACCGCGTTCGGACAGGAAGAAAATCAGCCTTCCGACGTTGCAGACCGACCCCTCGGCCATGCAGCCCGTTTCCTGACTGATCTCGTCGAACTGCCAGATGACATCGAGGCCGCCTTCGACGCCAACATAGGTGCCGCGAACCACCGACCGGTCGGTAATCGCAATCACATATTCGCCGCCGACGATGCGCTTTAACTGGCCCCAAAGACTGGGCTGCTTGTCGGCCTGGTTGGTTCCCGTCGTCCACGTCGAGGAATCGTTGAACTGGCACCACTGCAAGGCATTGTCGGTAGTGATGCCCATGACGAAATCGCGGGCCTGTGCGACATCGATCAGGTCCGGGCCGGATGTCGGTAAAGTATAGTTTGACGCGAGAAGATCGAAGGAAACAACTGGGCTGCCATATGCGAGCAAAACCTTGTCGCCGAACTGGGCAAATCGCCAACGGGTCGAGCCGGGAGCGAAAATCTCGTCGGACCACGCCGCCCCGTCATAGGATCGCAGGCCAAACGCATTATCGGCGGTGAGGAGCGTGGACGCACCCGTCGAGTCAACGAACGAACCGCCGCCCAGAAAGGCCGAATTGAGTGCCGATGTTACCGCCTGCGGCCCCTTTACCGGGCCATAGCCGGAAGCGATCGCAAGCACGTTGTTGGCAACGCTGAGTCCGCCCCCCGGTTGGTCTGGAAGCCACTCCGGGAGGGGATATGCCTTGGTCGGCACCTAGCACCTGGCCCCGCGCACTTGGGTGGCAATCGTCGGGACAAGAGGGCCAGCGCCATAGCGGTCATTGCGTGCGGACTTGTTGATCCGCGAGATGACCTCATCGACCAGCCCCTTCCACTGGGCTGCTCTCGTCGCGTTATCGAGGCAGATTTCCGCGTTGTAGAGCGTGCCGTAGAGATAGGCGTCGGGGTATTGATCAAGCAGCCAGTTCGACGGTGAAACAATGGTCAGCGGATCGATCCGCGCGTAATAGTCCATCGTCAGCAGGATGGTTGACGAGGGCGGTGGAACCAGCCTGATCCCGCCCGACACCAAGGCATACGCAACCGGAATGCCGGTCGTGCCGTCGAAGTCCTGCCTGATCGCGGTCGGTGAGATTCCCCTTAACGGTCGATCGGGAGAGCCTTCCTCGTAGATCGCTCGCATCGCCAGATAGTCTTCGGGCAGAAGCGTATCTTCATCGCTCGCGCTTCCCGTTGAGGTGCGCTCCATCTGGATGGTTCTCAGCTCGCGGTTGAACATCGCCTCCGCGAGCTGGATGA